TACGGCGTCCGGAATTTTACTCATTTGTTCTTGTATTTGTTTTCTAATGTCATTCATTTCTTTTGTGCCTTTTTATTATCCCCAAAAAGAATTTTGTCAAACCTTTTAATGTCATCCATAACTTGTTTGTTAGTTTTGCCTGATTTAAGAGCAATCCATCTAATGTTTTTCTTTAACTCTTGTTTTATATTCATTTCTCTTGTGCCTTTCTTAAATAAATCCAGCAGACCTAAGCAACCCTAGACACATACAAATTGTCAGGGCAACAATGCAAATAGGTAAAACATAATCTATTAATTCATTCATTTCTCTTGTGCCTTTCCAGTTACTAATTCATCAATTAGCCTTAACTCAGTTTTCAACGCCTCTATTTCAGCTTGTTGCTGACGTAGCATAGCAACTACTTCATCACAATACGGCTCAGAATCAAAGTATTTTTCCATATGGTCAGCTAGTTCATTTGCGTTCATTTCTCTTCTGCCTTTTTTAGAATTGCTCTAGCAAACTTAATAAACGAATCTTGATAATCACGAACTTCAAAAGTTGTATCAAAGATTTCTGTTATTTCCTCATCTGTTAGTGTCTTTACTGACATACCTTCAACAGCACGATGAACCGCAGATTCAGTCATCTTTGCCATGCCATCAATAAATCCTTTTTCATAGGCAGCATTGTTTTCTGATGGGCAATACTTTGCTGGATGGGTGTAGAGTGGAATAGGCTCTGTTGTTCCTGTAACTTTCCAAGCAAACTGAATATCATAGACTGTGCATCCTTCACCTTCAGGATAAAAATGCGCTACTGGTTCATTGTTCATTTCACATCCAATACGTCACTCGCCTTGATGCCACGCTTTTCAAGGGCTGCCCTTAGTTTCTCTAACGCCTGCTTCTCATAATGATTAACGTTTGGGCGACTTAACCCTAGTTTGTCTGCTACTTCTTGCTGCGTCATATGGTAATAGTCTTTTTGATTCATACGTTGTCCTTTCGTTTGCTCGGTCTTTTACTGTATGCCCGCTTTTTTAGTATTCCTATAGGTGTTTTCCACTACCAACCCGTCTTCTCTCATAGGACAGGACGAGAGGGTGATAAGCACATAGGATAAATATGTGTATTCACCGCATCTTCAGCCGACTTGCGTCCACTGCTCCCTGAGGTACTGTTCGTCTTCCAGAGCGCCTATCAACTAGAGTCGGCCATACTCCCCTACATCACCCATCATGCTCTGTTCGTGTGGATACCCAGTCAAGTCCCACTGCGCCGTCCTGTCAAATCTTTCGATATAAGCGCAACCTGTCTTTAATATCTCGGTCATTAGATATATCCATGTAAGGTAGCTGGATGAACCGTCTGTATCGTCGCTCTACGGCGGAAAAGGAAAAACCCCATAAGGTATGAAGTCTGATTGGTCATTCTCTTATGTTTACTTCCCGCCACCTAAACATAAAAAAACATGTCAGACCCCATACAATATGAGGCTTACAGCGGAAAGTTTAACATAAAAGAACCGACCAAAGTCCGTTTACGCAAATGAAGTGTATCACAGTATTTAAAAAAAGTGGAGCTGTCGCAAATATAAGGCAGACATTTAAGCACCTTTGGCACTCCGAAACATCCTCACGAGATGGACTTTTATTATAATACCGGTCGTTTTGTACAGTATTAGGGTTTACCCTACATTGCACCGCACCATATTGTGTAATATACTACACAAATCAACAACTAACCTATGGAGAAAACCATGTTTTCATTTGAAGAGCAGTACAAAAAGTTTGAAGAATTAAACGAGCGCACCAAGCAAGCCTATGAGTTTTGGGTCAAAGCGGTCGCTTCTACAGTAGAAGATTTCTTCAAGCCTAGAAAGAAATAAGCTAGATTCTTTCTACAGAAAGGGGGCTCTGCTCCCTTTTTTGTTTCTCAAAGTGTACAAAACTACCGATATATACACCTGTATACACCGAAATAGATATACATCGGACAACACCTCCCAGAAAAAACGCTGCAAGTGCATGAAATTTCAATAAAAAATCATGCAAACATAGGACATTGACAGGCATAGCAAAAAGTTTCCCGAACGGGAAGAATTGATGAAAAAGTAGGCAAAAATAGGAAAATATTCCCGAACGGGCAATTTTGTAAGAAAAGGTTAATGACTCATAAACGAGTCCTTAAGTGGGTTAATGACTCATATATGTTACTTTACAATCCTCTGTCAATAACTTTACATTAAGTACTCTTTAATAGTGACTTGGCAGCCGCCACCCTTAATTTTCTCGCCCCGTTCTACTGTTAACTTCCAGACCTGCTGGTCGTCGTCATAAATTATTCCATTCATGGAGTCTAGGACGCACTTGCAAATGTTATCTATATCCAGCAGCCGCTTGTCTCTTGGATAAAGGATGATGGATACCTCCACCGGCTTATCACCAAATGTAGCAACGTTCCTACATATTTCTTGAACGGCTTTTTTAAATTCCATTCCACGTTTGGAAATATACCGGCGATGACCGCTAGCCAGCCAATAAGCGTTGACGCTACAGGGATATGGAAACGTTAGGGTAAGCACTGATACAACACATGAGAGAAAGTGGGTACGATGTATTGACTTGTCATAGCATAAGCATTATATTTGATTTAGAGGAAAACATGCCTAAATATTTAACAGAAGGTCAAGCATGGACAGATTACCGTAATAGAAATGGTGTTCCACGTAAACCATTGCGGTCTTTTGCGGAAATGTGTTCTGAGTTAAATGTTAATCAAGCAACAATGAGAGGCAAGATGGGCTCTATGAATGGTCCAAAACCGGTATATAAAGCGGGATTAAAGCACTGGTATGAACCTATTGAGTTTCGTAAATGGTGGAGGAAAATTAATGAATGATAATTTAATGAGCATTGCAGCTACATCTATTATTGTAATCCTTACGATTGTGTTTTTTCTTTGTGTGCTCATAGGCAACCGTGTATGGTCTTGGCTATAAAATATTTTGTAATTTGTTTTTCAATTGTTCTTTGCGCCCATGTGTTACATGTAACGCACAACCCTAAGATTGTGTATGCCTGTTCCGAGGTAACAGAGGACGACCCGATTGATGTTCAAAGGAAATGTTATGGAAATAAAGTTAGAAATCACCAGAGAGAATGAAGATGGCTCAGCAGATGCAATGGTTCATTTTGACAAAGAAGGATTGGCTTTCTTGGTTCAAGAAGGGATTGTCGCAATCCTATGGCAGTACATTAAACAACAGGAAACCCATGGCAAGAAGACTGTCAAAAGCAAAGCGGATAGAAAACCTAATAAACCCGTCAGTTCAAGAGGCGTTAGAGCGAGAGCAAAGAAACTACAACTTTGATTTGCATCAAATAGTAGGGCGCACTTCTCGTAGTGTTTCAGAGGCTTTTAGGGATGCAGAATATGCATATGCTATCCATAAGTTTGATGATGATTGGGCTTGGATGGTGCGGCGTTTTTACAAGACCACGACAGATTTTGTAATGTCGGCATTTTTAGGTGGGATGGCTGTAGGATTTATTTACTGGATAACAAGATGAAAACACGATTTGATTTAGAGGACGAGATATTTTCCGTAGAGCAGACCGGCAAAGATATTGAAATGCTGTTTAAAACTTACGGCGACCGCTCTTGGCCTATGACTGAGGATGAGGTAATGAATGCCCTTCTTGGAATCTACACCCTCCATGAGATGCGCTGCTATTGGTTAGACGATACTTACAAACAAGTCCACCAGCTTAACGAGTACGCAACTCCGGAAGTAAAAGCCCGCCGAGAAGAGCTTATGGGCAAGATTTTAAAGAAAAAGAAAAAGAAGAAAAAAGAAATAGACATAGATGGGCGCTGCTAATGAACGACATTGTAAGAGCACGAGTAAATAGTGATGTTAAACAACAAGCTGAAGAAATTTTAAAGGCTCACGGACTTTGTTTATCCGTTGCCATTCGGATGCTTTTAACTAAAATAGCTAGAGAAAAAGAGTTTAAATTATGAAAATAGTTGCATGGGTATCACAAGAAGATTTAAAAGATATGAAAACGCATCTTTGTAATTTGAAGGATAAGCCGGAAATTTATACAAAAGATAAAAGTAAAAAATTAACTCCGCCTGATGTGCCGCTTTACATACTTGATAATCCAACAAGCAAGGAAGTTTTGTGAGTAGCTGGTTAATCATTCTTACTGGAATAATCTATGCGTATATATCCGGAGAGCAGTATTTCAAAGGTAACGTGGGCATGGCTATTTGCTACGCTGGCTATGCTCTTGGCAATGTGGGTCTTTATATGATGGCAACTAAATAGGAATAAAAATGGATAAGAACGAACAACTAGCATTTAACATTGGATATGCCACAGGAGCTGTTACAACAGGGATTGTGATTGCTTGCGTGGTCTTTATTGGGGTAATGGTTTCTAAGCCGGCATGTGCACAACAGAGCTGGGAGACAAGCCCATACAACTGGCAGAACAGTCAATACAACTACGACAACAGCAGCACTAAGTGGGAAAACAGTCCACAGAACTGGAACAATAGTCAATACAACTACAACGCTAATAATGGGGTTTACGATAATAGCGGCAATCGTATTGGCTATGAGAAGATAGCACCTAGTGGAACAGTAAATTATTTTGACAACGATGGCAGACGCCATGGATATAGGAGTAGGTGATGGTAGATTACAGTGAAACAATGTTAAGTATCAACAAGTCTTTAAAGCAGGTTCATGATTCTTTGCTAGCTGGAGACAAGAAGGCTGCCGTAGGAATGCTATTAGCGGTCGCAGCAAGTGCTGAAATGTTGGCTGCATGGATTAAAAACAATTGAAGATAACTAATAAATACGGATTACCAGAAACGATAGTCCAAGCGGTAAAGCGGCCTACCTATTCCAAAGGTGCTTCGCATATGTCGGTCACTGGCCTACTCACTAGTCCAAGGATTGTCCAGCTGAGAGAGAAATACGACCACTTGATAGAGCAGGATGTTACAGAGCTCATTCCCTCTTTATGGGGCACGGCAATGCACTACATCCTAGAACAAGGTAAGGTGCCAGGTCATATTGTAGAAGAGCGTCTCTTTGCTGAGCTAGATGGCTGGAGTGTCTCAGGAGCTATTGACCTTCAGATTGAGTCCGACAAAGGCATTGAAATCAACGACTATAAAAACGTTGGTGCTTGGGCGGTGATGAATGAGAAGAAAGAATGGGAAGAGCAGCTTAACTGTTATGCTTGGCTAGTAGAGTATGTAAAAAAAGCTCCCGTTCATAAGCTCGCTATTATTGCTATTGTTAGAGACTGGAACAAGCGGGATGCTCAGACTAAAGAGGGTTATCCAGAGGCTCGTGCTGTCGTCATACCAATTAAGCTATGGACAATGGAGCAGCGGGAACTATTTATCCGTAGCAAAATTCATATTCATTCCGAGGCTAAATTTGCAACAGATGCAACAGAAGTGTTACAATACTGTACAGCAGAGGAGATGTGGGAAAGACCAACAGTCTATGCCGTCAAGAAAGATGGCAATCAAAGAGCAAAGTCTTTACACGATGTATTAGAAGATGCAGAGGAAGAAGTAAATAAATTGGGCAAAGGATATGTGCTTGAAACACGCAAAGGTAGGAGAGTGCGCTGCGAAGAGTATTGCCAAGTAGCCCCCTATTGTGACCAATATAAAGCGTATTTAGAGGAAAACCAATGAGTGCAAATGGTATGCAGGTAGGCGGTACGCATTACTCAAAGAATGCAATCCAGCCATGGGATTATATAGTTGCCAATGACCTTGGCTATCTTGAGGGAAATATTGTGAAATACGTTTCCCGTTACCGGTTTAAGAATAATGTTGAGGACTTGCGTAAAGCCCAGCACTATTTAGAAAAGTTAATTGAAGTAGTACTTAACGAGGAGAAGTGATGAAGACGAGGCAAGAAATGATTTACGACTTTATGTTGGCATTAGCACCAACAACAACTGACAAGTCTAAAGACATGTTGAAGTATTATGATTCGGCTCGCAAAGAACCGCCAGATGATTTTGAAGAAATTCTGTGTAATTCTATATATCAAGAAGCTGCATGTTTAGCTGATGCGTATTTGGAGAACCTATAACCATGGAATACAAAGAACTGAGACAGATAGATGTCTCTAAATATACCGAGAAGAAAAATAATCTCACGTATCTATCTTGGGCATGGGCTGTAGACCAGTTATTATTAGCTGACCCTAAAGCACATTGGTTTTATCCGGAGTATCAACGCTGGGGCGGTGGTTCTGTAATGGTATTTTGTACTGTTATTGCCAATGATATTGCTCGTACAGCACAGCTTCCAGTAATGGACTATCGGAATAAGCCAATCTCTGAGCCAGATTCTTTTGCCGTCAATACTGCTATGCAGCGTTGCTTAGCTAAGGCAATCGCATTACATGGTATTGGGCTATACATATACAACGGCGAAGACATCCCACCGGATACTGGAGACACTAAGCCAATGCCAGAAGTGCCAAATATTCCAGCACCAAAGGCAGCGGTCGAAAAAGCTGCAGCCACAAAGACTGGGAAGACTGCGGGTAAACCCGGAGATTGGCAGCTTACTGTTATGGAGACAGAAGACGTTAACGCATGGATGGAGTCATTAAAAGCCGGCGTAGAGACCTTACTGGCACTAGCAGTACATCCAGACGATGTAGCCAATATCTTTAAGAATAATCGTGTTGTGTTTGATAAAGCAAAAGAATTAGACGACAAAGCATATGCACAGATTATGGTAAGTTTTTCAGCAACAAAAAAATCATTAACTAAGGAATAATTATGGAATACGAAGTAAGACCAAACACCGGCTCACTACACATATCTTCACAAAAGCGTACCGAGAAGTCTCCCGATTTCTTTGGAACCATTGCCATTGACAGAGAATATGCCAAGCTCTTATTGGAGCAATCTGATGACGAAACCATTTCTGTTAAGTTGTCGGCGTGGAAACGGGAATCCAAGACCGGAAACAAATTTCTATCACTTGCAGTAGATACCTATGTTAAAGACGCAGCACCTAAATCTACGGAGAAAGACCCATGGGAGTGAAAAAAATAGCGACAGAGAAGATTTTAGACGACCTAAAAGACGCTCTTAAAGACACTATCAAAGACAACATGGAAAAGGATACCGTGATTAAAGACTTAATGTTAATTATCAATTATCTTGAATCTAAGTTGGGAATCTACAAAGGATTAGAGGATGCAGACGAGTCAGTTTGAGGCTAAAAAAGTCGCTCTTAAACAGACCAAGGATGGATATGTTATGAATTTAGCTATCCATCCAGACGAAATACCCGACGAAATCGTAAAAGATTTTGTTGGGGCTCGTTATATGGTTGTGATGGTGCGCCTTGCAGACAATGAAGAACCATTAAATCGTGAAGAGTTTGCTGGTGCTCAGATGGTTAAGCTAGCAGGAATGTTATGCAGGGAAAAAGAGTTTTGGGAATACCTACATGAGAGCGGTCAGTTATTTGAAATGACTGAGCCGGCTTGTGTGGAATGGTTAACCGGTTACTTAAAAATTAACTCTCGGGCTGATATTAAAATGAACAGGTTAGCTCAAGACGAACTAAAAGAACTATACACGGAGTACAAAGAGTGGAAAAACTAATCCCGTACAGCTTATACCTTCCCCAAGAGCATATCAATAAGCTCAAGGGAATGGCTAAACAAAGAAAGGCTTCCGCATTTATTCGGGACGCCTTAATTATGGCTTTAGAAAACGGCAAAGAATTTAACAGTGGGTATAACAAAGGACTGCGAGATGCCTGCAAAGTGGTTGCTGAAAATGAGCACCTTAAATTCTTGTCTTATAAGGGGAAACCTATGAATACTATGCTTGTCGACCAACTTAAAATGTTAGCTAAAAATGGATGATAAAAAGCATATGCGATTCTTGGCGGCGTGTTTCGCCTTAACGATAGCAGAGCCTAAGAAAGCGGTACAACTAGCAGACGAACTCATGGAGGAGTTATACGGTGAAAAAAATATTGATAATGGGATTGCTGCTGTTGTCCCTAAACGTAAACGCAGCCGGAATAATAGCTGAACTTGAGAATGAGGGCGGCGGTACCATTGCACTTACAGATATTGGTTGTAAAACTGTTGTTGGTGCCAATATTGCTTACTCTAATCATCGTAATGGGAAACATATTTTAGGATGCTGGGTATCAGACAAAGAGAATGTGTACGTAAAGTGGTCTGATGGAGATATTAGGGAATACCCTTGGGTAAACTTTAAAAGGGATACCAAAATATGAATGCAAGTGAATTAGCTAATGCACTAGAAAGCATGACTACCGGCTGGTTTGATGATTTAACTTTAAATCAATCGGCAATTATGTTGCGCAAACAGGAAAAGTTAATACAGATATTAAATGACCGGATTGAACGCATGCTTGAAAAGCAAAGCCACTATGAGGCAATGGAACACGCTGCAGGATTTGAGGCTGGTCGTCAGCTAGGAATGAAACAAGAGAAAGCATTGTGGGGGCTAGCCGCATCAACACAGGAGATTGAAAATGAACGCAAATGAATTAGCAGATTACTTGGACAACAGCGTGGAAGCCATGATTATGTCAGAGCAACCGTACATTGACCAAGCAGCAACCATGCTACGCCAGCAACAAGCTGAAATAGAAACGTTGAAAGATAAATGTTTAAAGTTATTAGATTTAATGATTATTAGAGAAGGACAACCAAATAAACCATCAGGAGATTGGTGGAAAGGCGACCCTACTTGTGGCGGTCTTACTGAAAACTATGAGCTTGGAAAGGAACAAGAAAAATGAAATATTTAATTGTAATTTTGATGGCACCAATACTTTTTATAGCAAATTTGTTAGGTGGTATATCAGCTTTGTTTCATGTTGGCGTAATAAATGGGTACGAAACTGTAATGTTATTAATAACAAAGGCACAAGAAAAATGAAAAACTTTGACATAGAATTATTTATAAAAGACCTTGACAAGCTATTTAACAATATGCAAGACAAGGCAATTGCTGGCTCTGAGAATGTAGCTACCGCATCTTGGGTTATAAAAAACCAAGCAAACGAAATAGAGTATTGGAAACAGATGTTTGAAAAAGCTATGAAAACGCAGGAATCAGATAAACACTGGGAGAAGCACTTATGACTACCTTTACTTCAGAAGACCGCATTTTGGCACAGAAAGATATAGACTTGGAAGAGGTTATACTAGCGCTTAAGGCTGCTGGATTTGCTGCCCCAGATTATGAAATATTACCTGACGGAAGCACACACCTTTTTTATGGACAAAAAGACCGCAATACTCCAGTACCTCTCCAAGAATCCGGGGATAAAGAGTCCTGATATAGACTTAGGGATTAATAACTCATCCCTAGGAATTCATCTTAGAAACCTCCAAGATAAAGGTTTAGTTGTGAAAACACAGTCCGGTGGATGGCAGGTATCAGAGAACTACATAATGACAGCGCAGCCCCTATTAGAGACGCCCATAGACCTTGTTGGGATGTGCGTACGGAAAATGATTGATGTATAGGAATAAGAAATTACTTGAAATACTTAGAAAATCCCCATGCCAAGCGTGTGGTAGAGAAGACGGCACAGTTGTGGCTGCACATTCCAATCAGCTTCGAGACGGTAAGGGCAGAGGAATTAAAGCAGATGATTTCAGAACAGCGGCATTGTGCTACTCGTGCCACATGGAGCTCGACCAAGGCAAATCGCTCTCCAAGGCTGAACGTGTTGAAATATGGGAAGAGGCACACCGCAAAACTATTGGCTGGCTTTTTGAAACAGAACACCTA